AGGTGTTCTAAGGCATGTTAAGGTGTTCTAAGGCATGTTAAGGTGTTCTAAGGCATGTTAAGGTGTTCTAAGGCATGTTAAGGGGTTCTAATGCATGTTAAGGTGTTCTAAGGAATGTTAAGGTGTTCTAAGGCATGTTAAGGTGTTCTAATGCATGTTAAGGTGTTCTAAGGAATGTTAAGGTGTTCTAAGGCATGTTAAGGTGTTCTAATGCATGTTAAGGGGTTCATAAAATCTTATTGTTAGAATGAAGTATATTCTGTAATTGGAACGAATTAGCATATGCTGGAGTTGGCATTCCTTTTCTAATTAACTCGTTTATAACAGATTCTTTTCTAGATTCAACTATAATTGTCCAAAATATAGATATCAAAATCAAGATAACTCCAATATATAACAAAATTCTTGGCGTTTCCATATTTATCTTAAGACTAAGATTTTATAAAAGTATAATGATTTTTTAGGAGGAAATGGTGTATAACAACAGTAAGCGTGAACTGGTGGTTCCACTTCATGGAAATGAAGTATAGCTTATCATCACATTTTTTATAAGGGTAAGTTATGGAAAGAACACTCAACTATGTATTTGTGAAGAAGATGAGGTATTGCATACCAATCTACGTTTCCAGCAAAATGTATAAAATAATTTTCATGAAAAAACTGTTCCATACTTATATGAGATGTTTCTTGTGTATATTTTGATACTCCCCAAATATTATTCCACTTATTAGGAAGCAAAATAAATAAATTATTTTTTTGCATTTCATATCCCACTACAGTTTGCTCATAATGGTAACCATTTAAATTTGTTGTGATACATCCTTGTACATATTTATCAAAAACTTTTCGAAGAAAATCCGCATGTATTTTAGGTTGAAGAACCATTACACCTGTATTTAAGACAAACTGAGTATCTAAATCTTCAAACCCTTTAACTTTTCTGTAATAATCATTAGGAGTGCAATGACACTTTTCCCATATTTCAGGAGTTGGTTGTGCATTTTCATTAATTATACCTATTTTCTCTTTAAAATCGCAACATTCATGAATTGGAGGAGAGTTTGGATTGATAATAATATCAGCATCTATACATACGATATAATCATAATCATTAGACCACTCTTGGGAACAGACTAAAATTTTTTGAAAAGAAAATGCGCTTGCATGATTCTCAGTATAATCCAACATTTCTGTGACAATTCGGAAATCATAACCATGTTTTTTCGCGTATATTTCATGACTCTTACGGAAAAATTTCTCATACAAAGTTGAATAATAATCGCCAATAACTATAACAACTAATAATACTTTCATAATTTTATAACATAGAATAATCTTTTATATTATAATAAATGATTTGGTTTCTATTAGAAATCATAATTTTAGTTCTTATGATTATCATCTTAATAAAAATACAAAAAAATAAACAGGAAAAATACAACAAAGAACCATGCGGCTGTGCTAAAAACGTACAAAAACCTTGTATGGAAGATTGTATCTACAAAGAAAATAATTCTATTGATTATTGTAACCGAAAATGCGGTCTAGCTTTTAATAAATGTAGAGCAACTTGTGCACAATCTGAATTTTATGAAGATGAAAATGAAGATGACGAAGAAGAAGACGAAGACAATGAAGAAGACGAAGACAATGAAGAAGATAGAACATATAGGGGATATGATACACGTTCAGCATGTGTTCGTAAATGTATGAATGTTGGGTCTCGTGGTAGGGGACGTAGTCGTAATAGGGAAAAATGTACAAATATTTGTCGAGGGCCTTGAAAGAGGGTGTTGAGAATGTAATTTTTTTTAACAAAGGGTTGAATCGAATCTGACTTGCAAACTTTTTTTTTATACTTTGTAAAGTATAAAAATAGATTGTTCTGTTTAAAGAACAGGGAACGGTTTATCCACTATATTTCTATAGTGGCCAGACTGTATCTTAGACCAACTCAGGTTGATTAGACCTTCATAGTTGACCGATAGCCGTGCGGTCGTTGAGGGAGAACCATGATCTATCAATGCGATTTTAGGTTCTGAACCCGCGGATTGCCCAATCTTCAACGTTTTTACTATGCCCGAGGTCATTACCCTGGGTATCAAACTGTATTTCTACAGAATGAGTAGTAGTTGAAGCTCTAAGGGGTTTCCCGCTATTAAGCTATCTTGCCAATGTAAAACATTGACTAGGCGAATACACTGTTTATCCTACACAAAGGAGTGTAGGCAGTCGCCTGTTCTCGGCAATTTCCACCGAGGGCACCACCAGAAATTCTGATGATGTTGTTGTTGATAACAGTAGTAATAAATCTGTAGCTCTGAGTGTAATCTTGACCAGATCCAGCAACACCGGTACCACTTGCACCAGTTTGTGCAGCGGCAGAAGCGGCGGGTAAGATGCTGACGTTGGTGAGCTTGCCGTAGTTGGTAGAACCTTTAGGATCTAAGCAAATAAAGTCAAGCGAATAAGAATACATGTGATAACCAGTTTCCATGGGAATGACAGGAGCGTGGAACCAAGGCTGAATCAAGGAGAAGTAATCAGAACCCATTGCCTGAAGACGGGCAGTGTTTTCATAGGTAAGAGTGGTAAGTGCGATAGGGTCGCTGGCTCCAACAGGATTGAAGTTAATGCTAGCAGCACCAGGAACGGGCGAAGCAGAAGTGTAGTTAGACCAGTTAGAACCGCAAGTGTAGTTGCGAACTGCAAAGAAGATGACCTTAATAGCATGCGAGAAGCGAAGGTCATATTGAGGATTGTAGTTAGCATTGTTAGCGAATTGTTGAAGAGGAGCAGTTTGAACCTGTTCAATGAGGATGTTACGAGGAGCACATGCCATACGCTTACGTTCATCGTTAGAAACAATGGCATAGTTAGCCCAAGTTTGAACGTTGTTGTTAAGAGTAGGGTATTGTCCGGTGGACATGTCCGAGGCAAGAGGCTGAACCGAGGGGTTAGTTCCGGCGGCAGCAGCAACGTTATCAAGGACAAGAAGATAGTTAGCTTGTTGGAAGGTGTAAGTGATGCGCATTTCGTTATAGGGAAGAGCGGCGGTGGGAAGAGCAACACCACTATCACGAGCAAAGAAGAAGGGAAGAGGAAGGTTCAACGTGAAAGCTGGGATAGGTTGGGTCGAATCGTGAGGACCAGTGAGGTCATCAAAGTCACCGATCATGTTCTTGTAACCGTTGAGCTTACCGGCAGGGGTAGTGAAGGCGGCCCAAAAGTCGAGGTGATAGTTGTCAAAACGAGCAGCGACCAAGTCGTTAAAGGTAATGGCACATTCGACGTTCAAGTTATGCATAAGATTGCGAGTCCAGCGGAGACGTCCGTTTACACCAAATTGGTTTGAAGTAGAAAGCTGAACGGACGGAAGATTAACACGGAGCCAAGCCTGGAGAAGGTAATCACCAGCACGAGAAATATTTACGGAGTGATCTTGGCCAAAATCGGCTGTACCGTTGCTACGGGAGAGAACAACGGGAACTTGGGTGAACCACGTAGCCTTACGGGTTTCACGAACGAAGTAAGCGGTAGCAGAGGAACCGCCGTAAAGGTACTTTTCGAGTTCATCGAAAGTAGCCAAGTCAATAAATCCTGAAGTAATGTTAGAAGTTGAAGCCATTTTTTATAGTAAGCAAGAAAATTTTTTGTAAATTATTTTTCTTGCTTTTATCTTTCTAAAGAAAACTTAAAAGAACCACCGTTTTCTTGTAATATAGAAGAAAAATGACCGATTCAGACTTTGATATTTTACATATAGATCATAAAATACGAGTCGGCTTTGAAGAAGAGATGAAAAAACTTCCAAGTTTTATTAATCGGTTGGAAGAACTTGAGAAAACTGCTAAAAATTCGAATATACCTGTTCGTACTAGAATAGACCTGGAAAAAAACATTGCTGATTTACGTGAAACTATAGAAAGAATTAGTAGCAATAGGGATCTTAATTTTTATATATCAGAAACTATTGAACTTATCCAAAAATATAAACAAATTCTTAAAACTCCTATCAAACTCTTTTTTACAGGAAAAAATAAACAGGAAGATAACGAAAAAAATAGCATCATACAAAAATATTTGGAAATAGCTCAGAAATATCACAAAATTAGACTAAAGCAAACCGAAAAAAAATTTAAAATGACCTGTGACAGCTGTCCAAACAAGAAAGACTTTATTATCGAAGAAAATGCCTATATCTGTGTTGAATGCGGCTCCCAACAAGAAAAAATTGAACATACCACTTCGTATAAAGATGTTGACCGTGTTAATATATCTACAAAATACACATATGACCGTAAAGTACATTTTAGAGATTGTATTAACCAGTACCAAGGTAAGCAAAACTGTACTATCGACCAAAAAGTTTATGATGATTTAGAGGATATTTTTGGAAGACATCATCTGCTTGTCGGGGATAAAACCACCAAAAAGGAGATACGTTTTGGAAAAATTACAAAAGAACATATACTAATGTTCCTAAAAGAATTAGCTTATTCTAAACATTATGAAAACGTTACCTTGATACACTATAATCTCACCGGTAAAAAACCAGATGATATCTCTCATCTAGAAGACAAGCTTTTGTCAGACTTTGATATACTGGTAGAAACTTATGACAAGTTATTCAAGAATAAGGTATCTCGAGTTAATTTTATTTCAACACAATACGTGTTATACCAGCTCCTTCAGAAATATCATCATCCTTGTCGTAAAGAAGACTTTGTCATTCTGAAAACAATGGACAGAAAGTCTTTTCATGACTTTATTTGTAGAGACTTGTTTACATATCTGGGTTGGTCTTTCAAACCACTCTATTAACAGTAAGGTAAATAAATCCTTAAGAGTCAAGTTGTATAAAAATACTGCATTCTCTACGCTTCTCACAGAAACCTTGAAGCAAACTCTATTTTTATACATTGTGTTGTTCTTAAGATTGTATAAAATCAAAGAGAAAGTCAGGGGTACTTTACTCTTAAAAAATTATAAAATTATAACTTTTGTGCCAAAATTGCAAGCTTTTGATATCTTACTAAATCTTCAGGATTAATCGTATCTTTCATAGTATAAAGAGGCGAATTCCAATCTAAATTATTCTTGATTAGCATCAAATCTTTTCGTTCTCTGTAAAGAACTACTATTTCTGCTTCATGTTCAGCTATTTTTTCTTTATGGTGAGCAACCAAAATATCGATGTTTTTTAAAGCTATATTTATTTTGTTTTCATCAAGGTCAAAATGATTCATTTTATTCTCAAAAAGAATAAAAATTTATACTCTTTTAGAATTTAACCCCAAGACTCCCTTAAAAGTATAATTGTATAAAACATACTGAACGGTGGGTTTGTAACGTACTTGTTCTTACAAGTGTTTTCTAAAGTTTAGAACACTTTACTGATAATAAAATTGAATTTAAAATAAAGTTGATTTTTAAAATAAAAAATGAGCAAGTTGATGGCTTTAGTAGATGAGATAAAGGAAAAATTATTAGATAATGAATATAAGCTGCTTGTAGAAGAAATTGCAGAGGAGGAAAAAACTAAAACTAAACTCAAGCTTTCTAGAATCAAGGTGGCTGCTCCTTATATTCGTAAGGATATTAATAATGATTATCATGAGGATGATGAAAGGCAATGTTATGATTTGGTTCAGGAGATATTCATATTTATAGTTCCTAATAGTTATTTGGAGTCTAGAAACTTACTTCCTGGGAAGTTCTGTTCTTTTAGAGACTTGTATCGTAATTCTTTGACATATGAAGAAGATTCTTTTATGGATGAATTCTTGAGTTTGAATATTGGAGATGTACATGTACATAATCAGATAGCAGTAATAATAGAAATATTAAACTTATTTAACACCATTGATGAGGTTCATAATATCCCCTAAAATATCCGTAGGTTTTTCTTGTACAAGCAATGGAACATAAGATTGTCCTTTAACTCTAGATAAATCTGAATATGCACGGGTTTGTAGCCATTCTATCCGTTGATTATAGGTTTCATCAGTATCTTCATCCATTTTAATTGGACAGAACATATTCATCATTCTTTCAAGGCAGTCTTCTGGTCTATTTGGTTCGTTACATCCAGGAAAGTGGATTATAAAGTCACCCCAAGAATAATTATTCCAAAAAGAATTGAATTCTTTTTGATTTTGAACAATGACCATTTTTTCTCGACATCCGTTCCAGTTAATTCTCCAAAGATAATCCATAGCACCTTGTTCTCTACATATGTGACTTGTATTTTTATAAGTTTCTTTAAAGTACTCATGCATAAGTGTAGTATTTCTGACAAAAAAGATTCCATTATTTACCCATTCATGAGCAGCAACATACATAAGATCTTTATTTTCCAGTAACCGGTCTATAAGTTCTTCTAATCTGATTTCATCATTCATAATAAAGGTATCTGCATCTATCCATACCAAAAAATCGTATGAACTCAGATATTTGGAGATAACAAGTATTTTAGACCATTCAATCTCTCTAGAAGTATCGTAGATAGTATCATCGTCTATGTATGTATATCCGTATTTTTTGCAGTAATTTACCCTGGTTTGAATTCCATATTTAACAATATTTTTATACTTGTCTCCAATAACAAAAGAGCATACACCAATTTTCATTTAGATATATAATATAACTTTTTAAACAGTTTAAAAAAGTATGACTTTTATAAAATGAGTTTGATATGGTGGGCACCTTTATGTTCCGGAGGTTTATGTGATAGACTTTTAGGTATGGTAACTACTTACTGTATTTCTAAAGAGCTTGGCAGGCGTTTTTTGATAAAAATAGATGATTTTGATATGCCCAATATAGCTCCAATAAATCCAAAGTATGACTATAGATGTAATAATTGTCCATACTATAGTTATATTGCAGATAATAAAGAACAACAGATATTCTTTCAGTCTAATAAAGTTGATGATTGGAAAAATTTTGAGAATGTATT